CTTTTAAATTTTTTTTTCAAAAACTTTTCAAAAACTTTTCAAAATTATTTACTTTTCTTTTTGAATCTTATGATGAACTCCTGATACATTCTCTTTAACTATCTCATCTACTGCTTCTTGTACAGCAACAACTTGATCAATGTCAGATAGATCATCACTACTAGTAGTAATACGAGCAAGTAGAGCACAAGTGTGGTAGCCGGAGGCGGTGTCATAAGCATACCATTCAACCCATTGTGTGAATGGACTAAACGGATTGTCAACAGTAGTAAGCATGTACTCACCAATCCTATCTGCAACATCTGCCATAGTAGCACCTCCTTTCATACTAAAGGCTATCCTTTAGTGTAGTCAACGACACACCTAATGCAGCAGCCACCTCTGCTTGGGTAGCACCTCCTGCTAGCATAGATTTAGCACGAGCAGTCTTACCTGATGTCATAAGTATCTTACGCTTAGGAGTAGCGTACTTACGGACAGTATCTATGTCTGAGTTGTTGATAATCTTGGTGAGCATGTTTGCAGAGATAGCTCCTGCCTGAATAGCATTCCATTCAGACTGGGTCATCTCAATGCGTTGCTTCTTGGCCCCAGTTCTAGCTCTACCTTGAGCCAATGCTGATGCCTCAATCTTCTTGATGTCTTTCTTAGTGAGTTGTGGATTAGCTGCTTTCTTCTGGTCAACCACCCCACTTGCAAAGACCTGGGCCTGTCTTTCAAGGGGGGCGTTCTTACGGGCGATGTTCAACTTAGAGTTAAGGGAGTCCACTTCTTTAGAGTACACCCGTTTAGCAGAAGGAGAAGCAGGAATGGTCTTGGTATTGACCGCTTCTTTACGGGCCTGGTTAGCTAAACCCTTCACACTATTAGAGTAGTCTGCATAGACCCTCTCAGTGGGTGTACCTGCACCCTTAGACACAAGGGTGTGCGCATCATCTGTGTCTACCAATTGCTTTGAGGTAGTCTTGTTTCGAACTACTTTACCTTGACGATTGGTGTACGATTCACCCGTTTCAACAAAGACCCTCTTACCTGTAGCCTTGTCAATAGGCCCACCTTCTGCAGCACGTCGAGGCCTTCGAGCATAGGGGTGTGACTCAGAAGATGCACGAGATAGTAGGGTGGATGCACCAGCATTAGACTTACCTTGGTACTTCTCCTTGAGAGAAGCGATACCATTAGCCTTAGACGAACTCTTGTAGTCCAACCCATGCTTCTCAGCATCAATGACTACCATAGAATGGCGTACAGCCTGAGCGATCTCACCAGTAGGGGCACCACGAATGGTCATGTCTGTGATCAAGTTAGAGATGTTACCCATCTGGTGCTGCATCCCAGCAGGGTTAGGCTTCTTACTTCCATAGTCTACTCGTTTTGTCTTGGCATTATACTTACCACCATCGATAGTAGTCATACCGTCATACGCCGGGTATGATCCACGTGGGTCAAAGTTCTTCAACCCAGACAGGCCAGGGGTAGACTTAATGTCGCCCCTATTATTGGGTATAGCTAGAACAGTATCACCATCAAAGTCTGCGCCAGATAACCTTTCAGCTACCTTATGATGAAGACCAATAGCGTCTGGGATACTCGTACCAAGAGTTTTCTTTGCTTCACGGTTTCTATTGTTAACCGTAACCTGAGGAATCTCAAACGTACCACCATGAGGGAAGCGCACCAAAGCAAGACGCGTACCATTCTCAAACGATGGGGCATAGACCTCGTTTTCCTTAATAGACTTAATTGGTATCAGAACCTTAGTTGCTTGTCTCGGCATAGCTGCTGCCTTGAGATGAACGGAAGCTGAATCCGCATCATCAGCAAACAACTCCAACAACTTCTTACGTACTACTTGATTAGTTAGAGCAGTGATCTCCTCAAGTTCTCTCTTACGACGATCGTAAGTAAGATCCAACTGGGCCTTAGAAAGAGCAGGGCTCTGCTTAGAAAGAAACTGCGAAGGAAGATTCTTAGACCAAGTATCCCAGTCGCCTTCTTTGTTCACGAGGTTCATAGACGAAGTGACATTCCCATTCTCATCTTTAATCTGGTCAACTATAGCACCAAAAGGAATATCAGGATCATCTCCTTGCACCTTAAATGCATCGAGCTTATTGCCCGTATTCTTCTTATTGGTATTGAACATAAGGTCCACACCCACAGGAAGATCATCTTTATAGACAGCCATTCCCTTTAGGTAGTGGTTATCACCCACAGCAACACGGACCTGAGCATAATTCTTACCACCCATAGCAATATCATCTATACCTCGGCGAACATAGATCATACCATCGGCTTCTCCACCACCATCCTCTGCATAACGAACACCCACACGTGACTGGGGAATAGCAATGGGCGTCTTAAATCCGAGATCATAAGTAAGTCCACCATCATCAGATCGTTCTGTAATTTGTCTAATTTGGTCTTTGTTTAGGAAAGCCTCTTTACGTGTTGTACCAGGCTTAGCGAGAACCTTTGCATTCGTATAATTACCAGTTCCTGCCTGAGGCAAATAAAGCTGATGATAAGCGTATCCTTCTTCTCGAAGTTTAGCAACAGCTGTATCAAATTTGGTTGAAGATATACCAAGTGGGGCTCCGGGATTATCACCAATCGGAAGGTTGCGATACACATCCGTACCCACATCGATATACTTCTTTTCTTCAACCTGTCGCTTAAGCATGTCTGCTGTAGCATCAAGAACATCAGCCTTACGTTTCGCTCCAGGATCTAAGAGCGCGCGGACAGAAGATTCATTGATCTCCATTTTCCGACCAATGGCACTATTTGACATTCCTTTATCCTGAAGACGCTGGGCCATATTGATCTGTGACTGCTTCTGCTCATTCCGAGCTATAGCTGTGAGATCCCGAAGCATTGTAGTAGTAAACGGATAGTCAGGAGTCGAGAGCAAACGAGCAATCTCAGTAGAAGACAGACCTTGTCTACGCATGTCGGCAATTGTGTCAAGAAATTCTTTGTTTCTCTTGTTCTGATTACCACCGGATCCCCACGGATATCTACCTGAGCGACGCAGAATACCGTAATGGGCAAGATAAGCTTCTTCTGTTATCACCATCACGGCACCTCCTTTCTCAGCTCATTAAGTATCTTATCGAACATCTCTATCTTATCCATGATCACCCTAATAAAACCAGGAGCGCCAACATACTCGATACATTGACCATCCTGATAGATCCGAAGTTCGATAGCCCTTGTAGAGCACGGGTCAATCCCATACTCAAGACAGAACAAAGCAGCATAGACCTCCAGCTGATGTTCTGATACTTTAGTTACTCCAGTCTTAAGATCCGAAATACGCAACACCCGATACCGATAAGAGATAGCATCCACAGTACCGAAAGCATTCGGTGAGTAATATAGAACTACTTCCGAACTCATCTTGTACTGGATACACTGATTAATGTACAGGCCAAGAGTTGTTGTCTCATTATCCTGGAACTCTTTTTCCTCAATAGCTATAGCAGCATATCGATGTTGCTCGATACCTTGAATAGCAGCCTGTAGGGTCTTGTATCGAAATTCTAGTTTCTGCTCGTCGTAGTTAATCCAGTGATACGTACTAGGGGATAAGAAAGCGTGCTGACCCTCAAGATGTGAATGCTTCTTGAAGCGCAACTAATACCTCCTCCTCATTCTCAGGATATACAAAAGCAGAAAAGGACATGTCGTCCATCTGCTGTACATAGAACTCCTGATTTGGCTGACGAGGTGAAGACTTAGATGCCTTAACCTCTAAGGTGGCCCAACGATCATGCCATAAAAGAGCAAGATCAGGCATACCTTGAATATAAGCAGAGTCGTTCTTAAGAACAACACATCCTGGAAACACCTTCTTTAGTTTCCTAATAAGTTTGTTCTGGTAGGCTGCTTCAGTCACGACTCTCCTTTCCGAATTTTAGACAAAAAGAAAAGCGATATTGTACCTCTTCTATTATAGTCCACGTATGCGACGCGGTGGGGTGTATTTTTCTAATGATCCGCCAACTCAAACTCTTGCATAGTAGGGAAGACCTTAAGCTCCATTACGATAGCTCTTCTCAAATGCTTCTCGAGCAACCCAAACTTCATACAAACTTCCGCAGTACCTTGGTACACCTCCCACGTTTCCAAATCTCGTATCGGAGCGGCGTTGTCATACTTAATCGAGAAGTCACGTTGTTGATGATACTGATATGCAAACCACCTAGGCCGCCACATCAAATTATCTACATCGCAATTCCAACGATCATAGTCCAGATTGATAGGTGTATCAAAATCCTGAGTTACACATTCCGGCTTAGGTAGAAAAGCATAGGCCACCATTTTAGCTAGAGATCTCTGACGTTGTATACCTCCATCATCAATCAAGCTAATACATACCACACCATGATTATTCATATGTGGTGTCATAACCCGACCGGTAAAATTATTCCTAACTTCTCCCTCAGTGTTTACATAGTACCCAGGGAATTCTTCAAATATAAAACTGTCGCTCATACTTCGCTCCTTCCTTGCGCAAGTCACCAGCCTTGTGGATGGCCAAATGCCCGGCCAAGTGGGCACTAAAAAAGTCTCTGGCTTTTCTTATATGGTGTATATACACCTTCTCTCTCTTTTCTCGGTAAAGTATTTTAGTAGCTGGGTGGCCATTTTGAACGCTATTTGCGGACGTTTACCCTAATAAATGGCCAAATCCTATTTCAGTTCCTTACTCTGAAACGACTTTTTCGCTTTCAA